GTGGTTTGTGCGGTGTACAGATTTCGTATGCGAATTAGTGTCGGTGATGTATATTGCTGTAAACTATTAGAGAAATACATCCGGTAAAAAGTTTGCATCAAAAAGTACGAAAATCCAAATTTTATTTTTATCTTTGTGCCTCGTAAATATTATCCAATGGAGTATAGAAATGTCGCTGATTTAGAAAAATTAGACTACAACCCTCGAAAAATCAACGAAAATGAGTTTGAGCGTTTAGTTGACTCCATAAAAACTCATAAAGGTTTTTTTGAAGCTCGACCTTTAATTCTGTCAAATCGTACTGGCAAGCTCGTTATTATTGCAGGAAATCAGAGATACGAAGCAGCAAAGAGTTTAAAGATGGAGACAGTCCCCACGTATCTAATTGAAGGTCTTTCCGAAGAAGATGAAGAGTTTATTCCGTATAGCATAATAGACCACGTTTTAGCTAATTTCAAAGAATTACAGGCAATGGGCATTAAAACTCATTACTTTTGCATCACATCAGGAACGAAATTTAACATTATGAATGTTCCAGTAAAATTAAAACAATGGGATCGATCTGGACGCGAGACTGTAAGACCGATACCAGACTATGCCATAGTCCCTGAACGAGAAATTGAGGCTCAATCAGAGCTTAATAGTCTATTTAGTGCGTATTTTACTGGCAAGGACACGTACAAAGATGAAAAGCATAAGCAGTACTGGGAACGTTATGTTGCGCAGGCTGCCGGCAAGAAGTATGGGCGTATTAAGGATATAAAAATGTTCTTTAAACAGATGTACAAAGAGATATGAGCCTGTATAATTCTAAAAATACGATATATGGTTTGATGCGTGGCGTAGTTCCTGACATATATGATGCGCTTCACGGCATTATTGATTATAAAGATGTGTACGGCAAGCACATTATAGACTTATGCAGCAGTATAGGGTGTAATACTGCATTTATCCTGAAATTATTACCTGCATCTGTCCTTATGCTCGAAAAAAATATAAAGGATTGCATCATAGCGAAGTCTATATTCAAGAATAGTAAAGATGTCGTGATTGTCAATTCGGATGTTGTCGGTTATGAATACGAATATCCGTATGATACCTGTATCGCTCGTCGCTGTTTTTATCAGTTTAATGAGCCGCAGATGAAAAATATACTGTCGTCGTTGCAAAGATGCGGAGTAAAAGCTCTGTATGTAGAGGCTATAACGAGTGTGCAGAAGTCAAATCGCTATATCCACGATATAGATNNTATAGATAGTGAAATTGAGGCAATAGAAAAATTATCAGATTATAAACTCGAAAAATTAAAAAAAAGATGCGCGAAATTAATCATCCAATAGACAATGTGCAATGGGTTGATGTGAACAAATTAAATCCTAATTTGTACAATCCGAATATGATGCAGAAGTCCGAAAATGACCTGCTCATAAATTCCATCCTGCTGAACGGATGGATACAGCCCATATTAATTACGAAAAGTAATATCATTATTGATGGCTTCCATCGTTACACGCTAGCACGTGATAATAAGGCTGTCAATGAACTCACAGACGGTAAAGTCCCAGTATGCGTACTTGACATATCAGATGAAGAATGTAAGATGTTGCCAATACGAATAAACAGGGCAAAAGGGTCGCATCGCGCTCTGCTGCTCGGTCGTGTTATCGAAGACCTGATAAACAGTGGCGTGTCAAAGGATAGTGTTTGTAAAAAAACAGGAATGAATACCGTTGAGGTGAATGAAATATTGAAGCGAGTGAATATGCTATCAAAAATCAAAGATCACGAATATTCCGAAGCTGATGTTGATTACTACTAACAAAACAAACTATGAAAAAAAATGATTTAATTCCGAAAATTTTAGAGATTTACAAGCAAAGCGGCGGTAATGTTAGTGTTGCCTGTGAACACGCTGGTATATGCCGATTTACGTTCTACGACTGGAAGAAGAAAAACGCGAAATTTTCTCAACAAATTAGCGATATTGACGAGTCGTTACTCGACTATGCCGAATCGCAATTGATTAAGAATATCAAGGAAGGTAAAGAGACCTCGCTTATATTTTATCTTAAAACAAAGGGGAAAAATCGCGGATATATCGAGCGAATAGAGAATGACATTACGATTAATCCATTCATTGAGTTAATGCAAAGAGCGTCAAGAAGTAAAAATGATACGTGACAGGGATATCGACATTTATTTGCACTGGAAAACGGACTGGAATAAATTTTGTCGCGATGTTCTGCTCACCAGACTTGACAAAGAACAGGAAGTAATTATAGACGCAGTCCAAAATAATGGGATGGTTTCCGTTGCAAGTGGTACAGCGCGAGGAAAAGACTTTGTCGCTGCTTGCGCTGCATTATGTTTTATGTACTTAACGCCAGAATTCGACGATAATTTAAATCTGAAAGCAAACACTAAAATAGCTCTCACTGCTCCGTCGGGCAGGCAAATAAAAGATATAATGTTACCGGAAATAACGCGCTTGTTCAATAACGCAAAAATATTGCCCGGAAGATTAGTTGGTAATGACATCCGTACTAACTATGACGAGTGGTTTTTGACCGGTTTTAAGTCGCTAAATAACAATATTGAAATGTGGAGTGGTTTCCACGCTGTAAATACTATGTTCGTCGTTACAGAGGCAAGCGGAATAGATGAACGAATATATGAAGCAATAGAGGGAAATTTACAGAATAATTCTCGATTGTTGCTCGTGTTTAATCCTAACAGCAATAGTGGCTATGCGGCAAACAGTATGAAAAACCTCCGATTTAGGCATTTCCGTCTAAATAGCCTTAATGCGGAAAACGTTGTCTCAAAAACAGCTGTAATTCCCGGTCAAGTGAATTATGAATGGGTAAAGGATAAGGTCGAAAATTGGTGTTTGCCAATATCTGAACAGGAATACAATGAAGGCGAGGGAGATTTTATTTTTGAGGGATGTCGTTATCGTCCGAATGACTTGTTTCGCGTCAAAGTTCTTGCGCTTTTCCCGAAAGTAAGTAAAGATGTCCTAATTCCATACGAATGGATAGAACTTGCGAATAAAAGATATGAGGAACTTGAAGGCAAAGCAGAGAATTACGGGCAGCTTTCTCTCGGCGTTGACATAGCCGGTATGGGTAGAGACGCAAGCATATTGTGCTATCGTTATGGTGATGTAGTTGATAAGTTTGTCAGTCATCAGTCGGGCGGAGTTGCTGACCACATGTATATATCCGGTTTAGTTGCAAATGAGATAGGAAGAAAAGGTACTCACGCTTATATTGACACAATAGGCGAGGGCGCAGGCGTGTACTCTCGTTTGGTTGAGCTTGGCTTTAATAATGCAATATCGTGTAAAGGTTCGGAAAGCGCTCACGGATTAACGGATGCAACAGGCGAGTATTCATTCGTCAATATGCGCGCTTATCTGCATTGGCAAGTACGCGATTGGCTTAACCCGAAGAACAATCGCAACGCCGCTCTTCCGAAGAATGACCTTTTATTACAGGAAGCGACAGAAATAAAATGGAAATTTCAGTCCGACGGGCGTATAATGATAGAGCCGAAGGACGACATCAAAGCACGGTTAGGACGCAGTCCCGACAACTTTGATGCGCTTATGAATACCTTTTATCCGCATACAGAGCCTATTGATTTGAGTGTATTGCGGAACATTGGGCGTTAGTCATAATTGCAAACTTTGTACCGCAAATCGGGCATATAATTGCATCATTTGGCGTTGGCTCAAACAGTTCGGTTATATTGCATCCTAATACATCCGCAATCTTTAAGAGCGTTGACACGTTAGGATTGCCGGATGCCATTTGACTTATCGCGGATGCCGATACATTCAGTTCCTTTGCCATTTGGCTGAACGTGATGCCTTTTTCTTTACATAATTCTTTAATTCGTAACATAGATTCTGTTTTTGCCTGCAAAGATAAGGTATTTCTCACGACAAAACGTTAAAAATTAGCGTAAACTTCACGCTTTTACAATTTTTAACATTACGGGATTAAATTTTAACATAAAAAATTTGGTGGGTTTGTAAGTTTTGACTAATTTTGTAGAGTAAAAATTAATAACAAACTAAATTTATAACTCTAAAGCGGGGGACGGCGGTTTAATTCCGAACAACAAAAAAAATATGGTATCAGGATACGGAATAAATTGGTTGCCGAAAGGGGCAACTGTAAAAGTAGAAAAGAACTGGGACTCGAAAACGAAGTTCGATGGTCTCATCGGCAAAGTAGTTCGCTGCGCTAACTATTATGCAGTGATTAACATCGACGGCAAAGCCGTTGAAATTTCAAATATGGACTATAGTTTTACAATTATTTAATTATATGAAAATTAGAAAGATAATATCAGTAAGCCGCTAAAAGGCGATACAGATTGCCGCAAATCACAACGTCGTGCCGATTGAGGTTGCGCGTCATACATTTGCCACATATCTAATAAATCGAAACATCCCTATCGAAACCGTTAGTCGTGCGATGGGGCATAGTAATATTCGTATGACTGAACATTATGCGCGTCTGCTCGGCAAAAAAGTCATTGCAGATATGTCCATACTGCTCAATCAGCCTTGACGAACCGCGCACCGCACGACGGACACATCATACTATCTGCCGGTAAGCTCACGTCATCGAACAGGTCGCGCACGTCGCAGCCGATAGCCCGCGCTACTCGTTCCAGTACCTCAACTGACGGATTGCCGTTGATGTGATAGCTCAAGCCTACGTTCGTAATTCCCATCCTTACGGCTACGTCCTTAACCGTAAGTCCGTGTGCCTTAATTACTTTCTTTATATTCAGTCCCATTTTTCGCGTTAAATTTTCTGCAAAAATACGTTTTTAAATTGATTGCTTTAATGTTTCAAATGTTAAATAAACTTAAAATTGGGGG